GGAGGCGTGGCGCGACTTCGACGACGCGGCCATCGCTGCGATGGACGGCCGCGAGGCGCTGCGCTTCTGGCGCGCCTACAAGGACTTGGTGCTGGGCCTGGCGGTCAGCAACGATCGTCTCGAACACTGCATCGCGAGCGCCTGACCATGCACCTGATCAACCACTACCCCGCCTGCGCGCCCATCGTGAAGCGCCGTCTGCCTGACGTCGACACCGTGATCGGCGTCTTCGCGGCCGCCCTGCTCGCTTTCGGCCTCCTGGTCATCTGCAACACCTGATCGATTTCCTTTGCCTTGCAGTTTAGCTAGCGCTAAATTGCATTCCTCACCCGACCCCAACTCACCCTGAAAGGTCACCCCGTGATCAAAGTCGAACTGTCCTTCCCCGATCAGGCTGCACTGATCGCTTTCTTCTTGAACAATCCGACCGCGCCGGCCAGCGCGCCGAGCGCCACCGTCACGCCCGCCAAGCAGGAAGCCGCGCTCGCCAGCACCGCCGCAGGCAAGCCTGCCAGCTCGACGAAGGCGGCGGCCGAGCCCACCGGCACCGCGCCGATCGACGGCAAGCCGACGGCCACCACCGATGACAAGCTGAAGGCGCCGACCGTCGACTACCCCACCCTGCAGAAGGCCGTCTTCGAGCTGGTCAAGCTGGTCAAGGACAAGGGTCTCGATCCGGCCGAGCACGTCCTGTCGATCGCGAAGACGTTCGGCTACGACAACTTCGCCAAGATGAAGGACGACGGCCCGACCGGTGCCATGCAGTTCGCGCCCGCGCTCGAAGCCGTCAAGGCCAAGACCGTCGAGATCGCCGCGCTGCAGGTCGAAGAATCCGTCGCCTGATGGACGACAACCGCGACCTGGCGGTCGCGATCCGCTGCAAGGACGTGGACAAGGCTCGCGCCGTGTTCCGCGGCCTCGTGCTGGTCGGCCACCGCCGCTCGATCCAGGTCGGGCACATGTTCTGGGCACTGCCGGGCCGCGGGTTCGCCGACGCGGTCACTTTGACCCAGCACGACCCTCACTTCCGCGTGATCAACGGCCCCACCGCCGGCGACCTGATGACGCTGCAGGCTCTCAACGGAGAACCCAACCAATGAACCGGAACGCATTCGGCCGCGCGCGGGCGATGTTCGCGCTGATCGCCGCCGCGATGGGCCTGGCGCCACTGGCACGCAAGGACGCGCTGTCCTCCATCGGCCCCTACGAGTCGCACGGCAAACGCAAGACTGCGCGCCACGACAACGGCGGCACGAAGGCTCACGCGCGCGCGGCCGCCAAGGCGCGCAACGTGCGCCGCAATCGGAGCGCGCACCGGTGAACCAGCGCACCGCCCGCCTCATCCGCCGCCTGGCCTTCCTGCACCACCTGCGCGACCCGCGCGAGGTGAAGCAACCGGTCGCCAGCGTCGAGGCCGACCTGAAGAAGGCCTGGAACAACACCAACCCCGCGAAGCGCGAGGAGACCCGTCGGGCCCTCGTCGCGATCGCACACGACCTGATCGGAGATCAACGTGGCTGAGGTGCTCGCCCACTCCAAGTACAGCGCCAGTGGCTTCGAGGCCATGACGCTGTGCCCAGGCAAGCGCGTGATGGAGCGCGGCAAGACGGAGACCCCGAAGGTGTACAGCGCCTGGGGCACCGTGGCGCACAGCATCGCGTCCGACGCGCACGACGGCAAGACCGTGCCCGGCCTGGGCGCCGTGATCGAGCAAGACGGCTTCGACATCCTCGTCAACACCGACATGTTCGCCTGCATCGACACGTACCTGAACGGCGTGCGCGAGATCGTGGGCGACGGCTGGTCGCTCGCCGAGCAGCGCGTGAACTACGCCGACTACCTGGGCGTCGACACGGCCGACGGCTGGGGCACCAGCGACATCATCGCGATGCGTGGCGCCGAGCTGCAGGTCCACGACCTGAAGACCGGCAAGGGCGTGATCGTCGAGGCCGACGACAACATGCAGATGAAGCTCTACGCCCTCGGCGCGCTGCAGGACGTGCGCGCCATGGGCGAGGAGCCGGAGACGGTCCGCCTGGTGATCCACCAGCCGCGGATCAAGTCGGCGCCCAGCGAGTGGACCTGCACGGTCGCCGAGCTGGAGGCCTGGGGCCGCGGCGCCGCGCGCAGCTCGGTGCTGTCGCAACGCACCGCCGAGGACTCGCACAGCGCGACGCTGAGCAACGCCGAGTGGGAGAAGACGTTCCTGCGGCCGAACGAGAAGTCGTGCAAGTTCTGCAAGGCCAAGGCCTCGTGCCCGGCCGCGCGTACCGACCTGGTGAACGCCGTCACGGTCAGCGCACCGGCGACGCCCGAGGACTTCGTCTCGGCGCAGCTGGTGCCTGTGACGCGCGACACGCCGGTCGTCTGGCTGACCGCGCTCCTCTCGCGCGCCGACCAGATCGAGGAGCTTCTCAGCGCCGTGCGCGCCGAGGCGTTCCGGCGCCTCAAGGCCGGCGCCGAGGTGCCGGGTTTCAAGCTCGTCGCCGGCAAGCGCGGCAACCGTGCGTGGTCCGACCCCGCGGCCGCCGAGGCCCAGCTGAAGGCCATGCGCCTGAAGGTCGAGGAGATGTTCGACCTGAAGCTGATCTCGCCCACCAGCGCCGAGAAGTTGACCGAGGGCGAGAAGCCCCTCATCGGCCCGCGCCAGTGGACCAAGGTCAAGGCCCTGATCACCCAGGCCGACGGCAAGCCGTCGGTCGCCCCCATCGCCGACAAGCGGCCCGCGATCACCGTCAAGGCGACCGCGGACGAGTTCGACGCCGTCCCGCAAACCACCCAGGCCAGCACCACACCGGCCGCTTCTGAAGAAAGCACCTACACATGAGCAACACCCGCTTCCTCCTCAAGAACGTCCGCGCGTCGTTCCCCGTCCTGTTCAAGGGCGAGCAGTTCCAAGGCACCGGCAGCTTCCGCTGCGGCACCTCGCTGATCGTCCCGCCCGACCACCCCCAACTGGCGCAGATCAATGCCGGCATCGAGGAGGCCGCCGCGCTGAAGTGGAAGGACAAAGCCGCGGTCACGCTCAAGGGCGCGCGAGCCAAGGACAAGATCTGCCTGCGCGACGGCGACCTCAAGGCCAAGTACGACGGCTACGAGGGCAACCAGATCCTGTCGGCGAACTGCCAGGGCGGTGACACCGAGGCCGAATGCGTGAAGCCGCAAGTCTTCACCGCGGCCCGCGTCGAGGTCACCGACAGCGCGAAGAACCCGATCTACAGCGGCTGCTACGTCAACGCCCTGATCGAGCTCTACGCCGACTCGCGCTTCGGCGACGGCGTCTTCTGCAAGCTGGTCGGCATCCAGTTCGACCACGACGGCGACGCGTTCGGCACGGCCAAGGCCAAGGCCGACGACTTCGAGCCCGTCAGCGCCGGCGCGACCGCGGACGAGTTCGCCTGACGCTTTAGCGCGAGCTCAAGGCAGGCCCCGGTACGCAAGCCGGCGAGAGGGTGCGGAGCCCTCAAGGACATCAGCGGGGCGTCGCAATCCGACCTTCGTACCCGCCCCCACGCGAGGGACACACCCTCGGCTTTCTACGCCGCCAGGCCCGCGAGATGCACACCTGGTCGCCGTGAATACACCCCGCGACGCCGCAAGCATAGAAGGGGCAAGCCGAGGAAGTGGGGGGCACCACATTCGCACGAAAGAGACCCATGAACCTAACCACCCCGAGCTCTGACTTCCTCGTTGCAGCCAACGCGAAGGCCGACACCTTCATTCAGCCGAAGATCACCGGCTACCGCCAGCTGGGCAAGGTCGAGGCCGACCTGATGAACGAGGCGAAGGCGCTGGGTGCGCAATTCGAGGAGCTGATCGGCCGGCTGCGCACCTGTCACGCCAACCAACGGCACGCCGCCGGTGCGGCGTTGACGCCCGAGAACGAAGCCGAGCGTCAACGCCTGCTGAACGCTGAGCCCGAGCGCTGGCTCGCCATGGGGCGCACCGATATCCAGACCGGCGTCATGAAGATCGTGCGCAGCATCGCGCAGCCGGCGAGCTGATCGTGGCCGAGCCGCGCAAGACGACTGGCAGCTTCGGCTACGGGGACCTCGAGGCCTGGAAGGCCGAGATCGCCAAGGCCGAACAAGCGGCGCGCCAGGCGGCGCTGCCTTGGTGGCGCCGCGAAGCCAGCTGGGTGCAGGCCCTGTGGCGCGCCGTCAGCAACTACAGGGGTTGATCATGTCGGACACGTTCGACCATGAAGGTGATGCATGGGAAAGCGAAGCGGACCGCGAGCTCGACTATCTGCTGTCCGGGTATTGCGGAGCGGGTCGCGCAAGCCCTCTGCGGCAGATTTTCAGCTGCAAGCACTGCGGATCGATCGACGTCTTCTGGGTCGAGACCTCGCAAGGCTGGCGCCTCTTCAATCAGGCCAACAGCACGCCGCACCTGTGCCGACACAAGTCGGCGAGCGCCGACGATTTCGAAGTTGTCAGCCCTGACGTTGGCAGGTGAACGACAGATCGAAGTGCGCCATGCCGTCGGTAGGCGTGATGCTGGCCGGCTTCTCGGCGACGGTCTGCACCTTCGCGCCGTCGCACTTCGCCGCGGCCTGCTGGTAGGCCGCCTCGCGCGCCGCGGTCAGGCCGCCGCGCCCGAACGACGCCGATGTCGACACGCCGAACGTGTCCGGCGCCGCCTGATAGATGCCCGTCGAAGTCGCACAGCCGGCGAGCGCCAGGGCCGCGATGCAGATGGTCAGTTTCATTTTGGTCCCCTTTTGACCGCGAGTATGCGCCAGACCCTCTACTTCGACACCGAGACCTTTAGCGAACTTGACCTCAAAGTTCACGGAACGCACCGCTACGCGGACGATCCGTCGACCGAGATCATGGTCGCGCAGTGGGCGATCGATGACGACGAGCCGGTCGTGCTGGATTACACCGCCGGCATGAACCCTGCTCCGGGCGGCCTGTTCGACATGCTGCGCGACCCCTCGATCGAGATCGTCGCGCACAACAGCGCGTTCGACCGCACCCTGGTGCGCGCCGTGTGGGGCATCGACGTGCCGGTCGAGCGCTGGCGCGACACGATGGTCAAGGCCTACATGCACGGCCTGCCCGGCGCGCTAGGCAAGCTCGGCCCGATCCTCGACCTGGACGAGGACGAGTCGAAGGACAAGCGCGGCGCCGAGCTGATCCAGCTGTTTTGCAAGCCGCGCCCGAAGAACCAGACGCTGCGCCGCGCCACGCGCGAGACGCACCCCGAGCAGTGGGCCGAGTTCCTCGAGTACTCGCGCCGCGACATCGTCTCGATGCGCGCCATCGACCGCGCGATCCCGACCTGGAACTACCGCCCGCGCCCGCCCGGCGCGCCGAACGGCGAGGCCTGGATGAAGGGCGAGAAGGAGCTCGCGCTATGGCACCTTGACCAGCGGATCAACGACCGCGGCTTCCAGGTCGACCTCGAGCTCGCGCGCGCTGCGATCACGGCCACCGACATCGAGAAGAAGCGGCTCAAGGCCGAGACCGTCGAGGCGACGAACGGCCTGGTCTCTGCGCCGTCGAAGCGCGACGCGATGCTCGCGTTCATCCTGGCCGAGTACGGCGTCGACCTGCCCGACATGAGGGCCGACACGCTGCGCCGGCGCATGGAAGATCCCGAGCTGCCGGACGGCGTCAAGCAACTGCTGGCGATCCGCCTCGAGGCGACGAAGACGTCGACCGCAAAGTACAAGGCGGCCATCGCCGCGACGTCGGCCGACGGCCGGCTGCGCAACAGCCTGCAGTTCGCCGGCGCGCTGCGCACGCGGCGCTGGGCCGGCCGGATCCTGCAGCCGCAGAACATGCCGCGGCCCAGCTACGGCTTCGACGAGGCGATGCAGGAGATGGCCGTCGAGGCGCTCAAGGGCGGCTACTGCGACGTGGTCTTCCCTGACGTGATGCTGGCGACCAGCGACTGCATCCGTGGGCTGATCGTGCCCGCGCCCAGCAAGAAGCTGGTCGTGGCCGACTTGGCCAACATCGAGGGCCGCATGCTCGCGTGGCTGGCCGGCGAGGACTGGAAGCTGAAGGCGTTCCGCGACTACGACACGCTGGTGCTCGACGAGTTCGGCCAGCCGATCCCCGTCAAGAATGACTTCAAGCGCAAGGGCGAGGACCTCTACAAGCTGGCCTATGCGCGCTCGTTCAACGTCCACCCATCCGAGGCCGTCGGCGACAAGCGCCAGATCGGCAAGGTGCAGGAGCTGGCGCTGGGCTACGAGGGCGGCGTCGCCGCGTACCTGACGTTCGCGATGGTCTACAAGATCGACCTCGACGAGATGGCCGAAGCCGTGCACAGCACCGCGCCGAAGGACGCCCTGGCACGCGCCTACGGCGTCTACGAGTGGGCCATGAAAAAGAAGCGCGGCGGCGGGCTGGCGCTGCCGAAAAACATCTACGTCGCGTGCGAGGTGCTGAAGCACGCCTGGCGCGAAGTGCACCCGGCCACCGTGCAGCTGTGGGCCGATGCGAAGGACGCGTTCACGCGCGCGGTGGTCAATGAGGGCGTGACCTTCGACATCGGCCCGCGGATCAAATGTCGCCGCGACGGCGCCTGGCTGCGCATCCGCCTGCCGTCCGGCGCGTACCTGTGCTACCTGCACCCGAAGGTCGACGCGAACGGCCAGCTGTCCTACATGGGCATCAACCCGTACACGCGCCAGTGGCACAGCGTGAAGACGCACGGCGGCAAGATCGTCGCCGAGTGCACGCAGTCCTCGGCGCGCGACGTGCTCGCCGAGAACATGCCGGCGATCGACGAGACCTATCCGATCGTGCTGACGGTGCACGACGAGCTGATCACCGAGACGCCGGACGACGCGCGCTTCAGCTCCGACGACCTGGCCGCACGCATGTCCACCAACCCGGCCTGGGCGCCAGGCCTCCCGCTCGCGGCCGCCGGCTTCGAGTGCTACCGCTACCGCAAGGACTGACCTGCAAATTCCGCTTGCTTGCAACTTTAGCATTTGCTAAAGTTAATCAACACCTCAAGGAGAAACCAGATGTCCCGTGCAGAACAGATCCGCCGCCTTGCGTCGCGCACGTGCGGCGTCGCGTCCGACGAAGTCGAAGGCGTCGAGCCGACGCTCGCGAGCCGCGCCTTCCGCAAGCTGGCCGCCGCCGGCCAGATCTTCCCCGTGCGCATCGACGCGAAGCATTTCCGCTACTTCCGCCACGTCGGCATGCGCGACGCGTGGGTCAAACAGCGCGCCGAGACGCAGGCCCTGATGGCCTACACGCGCGGCACGCTCGCGGTCGCGCAGCGCGCGCCGTGGACCAGCGACACGCCGGCCGACATGTCGCGCGCCAAGATCACCGTCTGCCCCAGCTACGCGCCGCGCTTCCAGCCCATCGCTGTGCCAGGCGCGCCGCGCTCGTTCTACGGCGCCCGGGGCCAGTGCGGCGTTGAGGCGGTCGCGCGATGAACTGCAAGCAAGGCGAGAGCGCCTTCATCGTCCGGTGCCCACCGAAGCCCGGGATCATCGGCCACGTCGTCACGTGCCTGGAGTTCCTCGGCGACGGCCGCATCGAGGGCTTTCCGCACGACGCTGTCTGGCACGTCGAGTACCACGGGAAGCTGCACGACGAATGGGGCCTGCCGTTCGCGGTGCCTGATGCCTGGTTGCAGCCGATTCGAGGTGGTGAGCTGGCCGCCGACGAGGTCGCCGAGCTGTACCAGTCCGAGCAGGTGACGGCGTGATCTATTGCCCGAAGTGCGGCAAGCGCACCGCCGTCCTCGCGACCCGCTCGCGCCTCGACATCGCGTGCCGCCGGCGCGCGTGCGTCGACGGCCACCAGATCAACACCGAAGAGCGCGTCGTCCGCACCAACCGCACGCCCGTGCAGCTGCTGTCGGACCGCGATCAGAGCGAAGCCAGAAAGGGAATGCCCCGTGCGTGAAGGACAAGTCCGCGCCCACCTCGTGAAGCGCGTCAAGGAAGTCGGCGGCGAGATCCGCAAGGTCCAGTGGGTCGGGCGCAAGAGCGCGCCGGACGAGCTCGTGATGCTCCCAGCGATCTCGCCGTACCACGGCGACGACGGCAAGAGCGTGTTCGTCGAGCTCAAGGCGACCGGCTTGGCCGCGACGTTTCCGAACGACGCGCACGAGCGCGCCCAGCACCGCGAGCACGAGCGCATGCGCAAGTTCGGCCTGCGCGTCGTGGTCATCGATTCGATCGAAGGCGTCGAGGAACTGCTGCGATGAGCGGCACCCTCGACTTCCTCGAGCTCGCCACGCACCAGACGATCGCCGAGATCATGGCGCGCCACCGCGCCGAGCTCGCGCCGTATTTCAAGGTGCTGGCCGACATAGAGGCGATCCGCCCGTCGCCGCCTATGCGCTTCGACACTGCCACCGGTTCGTTCTTCCCGCTGGAGCGGCTCGGGTGAACGCCGAGATCGAGAAGCTGGCAGAACAGCTGTGGGACACCGCGCCGAACCGCGCCGCGTGCCCGGCTTGGTCGCAGCTGGGTGACGTGACCAAGAGCGTCTGGCGCGAGCGCGCCGAGGCGCAGCTGTTCGGGGACTTCGCGTGAGCACCGCTTTCTACAACGAGATCGACGAGCACGCGGCGGCCACGCTGCGCAACTTGATCGCTGGCGGCCACATCGCGCCCGGCGTCGTCGACACCCGCTCGATCGAGGACATCGAACCCCGTGAACTCACTCGCTACACCCAGTGCCATTTCTTCGCCGGAATCGGAGTCTGGTCCTACGCGCTCCGGCTGGCTGGCTGGCCTGATAGCCGACCCGTTTGGACGGGATCCTGTCCTTGCCAGCCTTTCAGCTCGGCAGGCAAAGGCGCTGGATTTTCTGACGAGCGGCACCTCTGGCCAGCCTGGCTGCACCTCATCTCGCAGTGCCGCCCTCCAGCAATCCATGGAGAGCAGGTTGCGAGCAAAGACGCAGAGCCTTGGCTCGACCTTGTTCAAGATGACCTGGAAGCAGTGGGCTACTCCTTCGGGGCGGTCCCGTTCCCGTCTGCGGGCGTCGGCGCTCCGCACATCCGCGACCGCCTGTACTGGGTGGCCGACATCGACAGCAGCGCTCGCCGACAAGGGTGTGCGGACGTTCGAGGGCGGCTTGCTGGAAGCGATGCGGAATCACGGTCCGGACCTGGCGGCGGCGGCGTGCTTGTCGGGCTGGGGGACACCTGCAGCAGCGCATGCGCACGGTTCGACGGGCGGACGCATGTGCACGGATTTGAGGACTCAGACTCGCGCGCTGCTGGCTTCGTGGTCGACGCCAGCAGCGCGCGACTGGCACAGCGCATCGGGGTCGGACGAGTTCCTGGCAGCGAGAGCGGAGCAGACGCGCGGCAAGCCCATATCGGAGCAGGCGTTCACGTTGACCCATTGGCCGACGACGACGACGAAGGACTCCACCGGTTCGCGGGCCTACGGCTACAACGGCCAGACCTTCATGACGCTGACGGACGCCGCGTGGTCGGCGGATTCTGGGCCGACGCTGACTGGATCCCCTGTCGCGACAACAAGTGGCGGCCAGTTGAACCCGGCACATTCCCGCTGGCTCATGGGGCTCCCGCGCGAGTGGGACGACTGCGCGCCTACGGCAACGCGATCAACGCAGAAGCCGCGCGCGCGCGTGGATCGAAGCCTATCTCGAAGGCGAAGTGACGTGATCACCCGCCGCACCTATACCCCCCGGCCCTATGCCGGCCTGGCGATGGACCTGTTCGCGCGCGCGTCGCGCTGCGCGCTGTTCGCGAAGCCAGGCATGGGCAAGACGCCGATGGTGCTGACGTTCCTCGACTGGCTGCACAACATCTGGGGCGAGAGCGCGCCTACGCTCGTGGTCGGCCCGAAGCGGGTCGCCGAGCACGTGTGGCCGGACGAGGTCCGGAAGTGGGACCACCTGACCGGCCTGTCGGTGGTGTGCATCACCGGCACGGCGGCCGAACGCGCAGCCGCGCTGCGCCTGGACGCGCCGATCTACACGATCGCCTACGACAACCTGGTGTGGCTGCGCGACCACTTCAAGCGCGCGGGCCGCGCGTGGCCGTTCCGCACCGTGGTCGCCGACGAGTCGACGCGCCTGAAGAACTTCCGCATCCAGCAGGGCGGCGCGCGGGCGCACGCGCTGGGCCAGTTCGCGCACTCGGAGGTCGAGCGCTGGATCAACCTGACCGGCACGCCGGCACCCAACGGCCTGAAGGACCTGTGGGGGCAGACCTGGTTCCTCGACGCCGGCGCGCGCCTCGGGCGCAGCTACTCGTCGTTCGAGAGCCGGTGGTTCGGGTATCGCCGGATCAAGGACGCGATCACGCACAAGGTCGGCGTCGAGGCCGTGATCTTCGAGCACGCGCACCACCAGATCCACGAGCGCCTGGCCGACATCTGCCTGACGCTCGACCCGAAGGACTGGTTCGACCTGGCCGACCCGGTGGTCAACGTCATCGAGGTCGATCTGCCACGGCGCGCCGCCGAGACGTACAAGGAGTTCGAGCGCGAGCTGTTCATGCAGTTGGATGGCAACGACATCGAGGTGTTCAACGCCGCGGCCAAGACGATGAAATGCCTGCAGCTGGCCAACGGCGCGGTGTATCTCGAGGACGGCGTGGCCTGGGTCGACGTGCACGACGCGAAGCTCGAGGCGCTGGAATCGCTCGTCGAGGAGAACGCCGGCGAGCCGGTGCTCTGCGCCTACCACTTCAAGTCGGACCTGGCGCGCCTGAAAGCGCGCTTCCCCGACGCGCTCGACCTCTCGATCGACGCCGACATGCTGGCCGCCAAGGCCGGCAAGGGCCGCCTGTGGCTCGGCCACCCGGCCGGCATGGGGCACGGCGTCGACGGGCTGCAAGAGCATTGCGCGACGCTCGCGATCTTCGGCCACTGGTGGGACCTCGAGCAGCACGACCAGTTCATCGAGCGCGTCGGCCCGATGCGTCAGTACCAGGCCGGCAAGGAACGCGCCGTCTCCATTCACTACATCGTCGCCCGCGGCACGATCGACCAGGTGGTCGTCGCGCGCCGCAAGAGCAAGGGCGCCGTCCAAGACCTGTTGCTCGAATACATGAAAGGCAAGCAATGAACGACCTCCCCGACATCGATCCGGCACTGCTCACGGCCGTCAACATCGACCGTCCTACGTTCGGCTGGGGCACACCGTCCGCACCGCGAAAGGGCATCATGTCGCTGCAGGAGTGCGCCGATGCTGAGGCGCCGCGCCGCATCGGCATGCACCCGGCCCTCGGCGCAGGCTACGGCCCGCCGGCGCGCGCTCACAGCCACTACTTCAAGGACGTGTCGAGGCTCGACTCGATCGACATCTACCGCGTCGTCGCGTTGTTCGCCGTCACCGACCCGTGCCTGCAGCACGCGGTCAAGAAGCTGCTGGTCGCCGGCGGGCGCGGCGGCGGCAAGGACATCTCGCGCGACGTGCGCGAGGCGATCGACACGCTGAAGCGCTGGGAAGAGATGCGCGCCGAGGAAGCCAATTCGTGATCGAACAGGCAGCTCCGTATGTGGTGATCGAGAAGGCCGCGCAGATCACCGGCTACAGCAAGCGCGCGATCGAGGCGAAGATCGAGCGCGGCGTTTGGCTCGAGGGGAAGGTCTGGGTGCACGCGCCCGACGGCCGGCGCCTCATCAGTTTGAAGGGATACGAGCAATGGGTCGAGCAGGGCAAGGCGTAGACGTCCGCGAGACGTCGATCCGGATCACGTTCACGTTGGACGGGAAGCAGCGCCGCGAGACGCTGATGATCAACGGCGAGCCGGCGAAGCCGACGCCGGCGAACGTCAAGTACGCCGCGCGCCTCGCCGCCGAGATCCGCGAGAAGATCCGGCACGAGACGTTCAGCATGGCCGAGTACTTCCCGGCCAGCGGCGCCGGCGCGGCGCAGACCACCGTCTCGGTGCAGATCGACACGTGGCTCGCCGGCCAGCGCATCGCCGACAGCTCGCGCAAGGCCTACGAGAGCGCGGCGAAGCTGTGGAAGTCGACGATCGGCACCAAGCCGCTGCGCGCGCTGAAGACGTCAGACGTGCTGACCGCGCTCGCGACGCGGCCGAAGCTGGCCGGCAAGACGGTGAACAACTACGTGTCGGTGCTGCGCGAGGCCCTGGACCTGGCCGTCGTCGACAAGCTGATGCCGGACAACCCGGTGCACAACGTGCCGCGCGCCAAGCACCAGAAGCCGCCGGTCGAGCCGTTCACGCGCGAGGAGGCCGAGGCGATCCTGGCGGACATGGCCAAGCATTACCCGGCCCAGGTCGTCAACTTCGTGCGGTTCAAGTTCTTCTCGGGCGTGCGCACCGGCGAGGCCTTCGGCCTGAAGTGGGCCAGCGTCGACCTGGCCGCCGGGCATGTCGTGATCCGCGAAGGGGTCGTCCAAGGCGAGGAGGTCGACCGGACCAAGACCAGCCGGGTGCGCAACGTGCAGCTGAACAGCTTCGCGCGTGCCGCGCTGGTCGCCCAGCAGAAGGAGACGCTGTTGCACAAAGGCCACGTCTTCCACGACCCGCGCTACGGCGCGCGGTGGGCCGGCGAGCGAGCGTTCGGCCGGTCGTACTGGGCACCCACCCTGGCGCGGCTCAAGATGGCCTACCGGCCGCCCTACAACACGCGCCACACCTACGCCACCATGATGCTGATGGCTGGCATGACACCGGCGTTCTGCGCCGGCCAGATGGGGCACAGCGTCGAGATTTTCCTGACGACCTATGCGAAATGGATCCCGGGCGCGGGCGACAAGACGGAGATGGCGAAGCTCGAGCAGACGCTCGGAAGGACGGGAACGTGACCGAACACGGCCACCCCGGCGCTGCGACAGGGGCCGACCTGCGGATCTACGAGTCGATCGCCGCCAACTATCAGAAGGGGTCGGCCGCGCGCTGTCCTGACTGCACCGACCGGGACGTGGACTGCGACGACATTCCGGACAAGGTCGCTTGCTGGCTGTACGACCCGGCGCGCGGCATGTGCCTGTTCTTGCGCAAGTAGTGCGTTTATCCCAGGACTATCCCTGAAATGCAAAGAGGCACCTCGCGGTGCCTCTTAAATCTGGTGGGGTGGCTAATGGGACTCGAACCCACGACAACCAGAATCACAATCTGGGACTCTACCAACTGAGCTATAGCCACCACCGGAGCCAATGATTGTAG